TCAGCGATCTTCTTCTTCGTTGTCCGTCGATTCGTCAGGGTCCTGTGAGCCCGAGGTGAGCCCGGGAGTGTTCTGCCGGGGCACCAGACGAGCGGCAGCCTCCGCCGCGTCGCGCGCCACCTCCGGCAGAACCGAGGTGTACGTGTCCGACGTGAGCCCCATGGACGAGTGGCCCAGCATCTCCTGCACGACCTTCATCTCCGTGCCAGCAGCAAGGGCGATCGTTGCCGCACCGTGACGTAGGTCATGCAGCCGGATCGGCGGTAGCCCAGCCCTTCGAGTCAGCCGCTCGAAGCGCGCTGTCAGCCAGGCTGGTTCAACCAATCCCCCGGTTGGCTGGGTAAACAGTCGGCCGCTGTCCACCCACGCCGCCCCCGCCTTCTCGCGTGCCTTGCGCCGCTGTGTGAGGTGGCGTTTGAGCGCACGCACGCTGTCCCGGTCCAATGCCACGACACGTTCCCCGGCGTCGCTTTTCGGCGCGTTCTCCTCAATCCCCACGCCGCCAACCGCCACAAGCTGAGTAGCGATGGTGAGGGTTTGCGCCTGGATGTTCAGATCCTCCGGCCGTAGGCCGCACGCTTCGCCCCGTCGCAGCCCCCGGAATGTGATCAGGTGAAAAAGCGCATACAGGTCGTCATCACCGATCGCATCCAGGAACGCGCCCGTTTGCGCGGGTGTCCACACCATGACCGGTGATGGCTTCCTACCCGTAGCCTGCCACTGTGCGATGCGGTCCTCCGTCCATACCAGACCCTTGGGCCGCCTCACAGCATCGATCTCCACATGTGCGGCAGGGTTAAACGTGATCAGCTCCCGGGCTATCGCATCATTGAGGGCCGCGCGTAGGGTCGCCCGGATGTGCCGGCGTGACGTCGGCCCCACTGGACGACGGAACGGCGGCATCTCCGCAATGGCAGCACGCGCCGCCCGGCGGCGCTGCCGCCCCTTGAGGCTCTTTAGCTCATCGACAGCAGCGCGGCGCAGCACGTTCGACTCTTCAATTTCGTTGTTCCGTTCGACGATCGAGTCGAACATCTCCATAAGGTGACCCACGCGGAGCCGGTCTAGGCGGATGCCCCCGATGTGCGGCTTGAGGTGAAGCCGGATGTCGCGTTTGTACTGCTCAACCGTGTTAGTGCGGACCTTCCGGCCCGAAATCCACTCGTCCAGCCAGTCGCCGATCGTGATCTTGGCGGTTAGTGACTGCCCGCTGTGGAGCTTGCGCCTCGTCTCGTCCAGGTCCGGAATCGGCCCCCCACTGGACGCGACACCCGCCAGTAGGTCCCCGATGCGCTGCCGTCCATCCTCGTCGTCAGCGTCGGGTAGGGCGAGCAACGCCCGTAGGGCGTCCAGGTCGACCTGTGCCTCAGCGGCCGACGTGTAGCCGGTCCGGCGGTACGTGCGCCGTTCGCCGTCCGCTGTTGGCGGTAGCTCCTGGCGGACGCCCCATGTGCCGTGACGGCGCTGGGCAAGCTTCGGGCAGGACTGGCCGTACTGTTTGCCTGTCTGTGGATCACGGCAGGCGCAGCGGCGGAATGTTGATCCTCTCAAGGTTTCTCCTAGTGGTGAAAGTTGGTACCACGTTGGTACCACGTTGGTACCAGCAAGGTACCAACTACCATGAGGTCGTGGAAGGGCAGAGAGTAGGCGCTGAGGACATGCAGGAGCTTCCCCCAAAGCCAAGGGTGAGGGAAGAGAGGCGAGATCGGCAGGTCAAGATTCGGCTCTCGGGCCGGGAGGTCAAAATCCTAGAGAAACGGCGACCGGACCTTAAGGCCGCCGGTATTGTCTCTTTGCTGATTGATGATGTGCTAGAGGGTCGCCACAATCCTTCATGGATGCTCCCGCCGGGCGACACTGACCCCCAATAGCTCAAGGATGGCCGGAACCGGAACAACGTAACTACGGCCAACCTGGATAACCTGCACAGGGAATTGTCCTCGCTGGGCGAGTGCGTAGGCTTTGCTGCGGCCTATGCCGAGGATTGATCCGGCCGTAGCAACATCCGTTGTCAGGCCGAGAGCGTAGACGGATTCAGCAGTCCAAGGTTTACCAGTCGCGCTTTTAGACATGCGTCTCCCAAAAGTGTAAGTGTCTTCGTGTTGCCACCCGCCGGCCGCTGTGCTACGGTGTCGCTGTTGCCGCCCACCTTCCGGTGCCGTCAGGCACCGGCTCCATTGCGGTGATGCGGGTCGCGCGACCTGCGCCGTTGTTTCGGACGGTAGTTCCCTGGCCCATTTTGGGCCAGGGCTCCGAATTTTTTTCTGATCGGCACTGAAGCTCGGAACTACCAAAGCCCCTCAGGGCCAATGTTGGCTGCCTGCACGTCCCTGTCAATCGGCATAACCAAACCCTTAAAGTGTTTGCCGATTTTGACTAGTACGGGGTCGAGTGGCTTCTTCCCGAACAGCAGATCCGCCATTCGCGCTTTATCAGCGGTCCGAACTTTGGCGAACCGTGCCAACAGGGCGGGGTCAACGCACAGGACGCCGGGGATCGCCTCGGGTCGCCGTTCGGCGGTGGCGACCAGGGCGACCAGGTGGCGGTAGGGCTCGTGCTGGCCTGGCGCGTCCACCGTGGGCACCGTGAGGGGTGTACCTCCCATCGGGTCCGCCTGGACGCTGCCGCCCCCGACGATAAGGCGGGTTGTGCCCCGTCCAGCCAGCCGCACGACCCGCTCCACCCCGGCCGCACCCTCCGCCCGCCTGGTGTCAGCCCTACCCCGGGGCAACAGCAGCCCCAGCTCCCCCTGGGGGCCCTCGCGCCGCTCAACAGGCACAGTCGCCAGCCCTGCCGCGTAACTGTCAGTTCCGACGATTTGCAGGGTTTCCCCCGGCGGTTTGGTGTGCAGCCATACGTGCGGCATCCGGGAATTGGCCGGCACGAACGCTCCGGCGTTCGCCAACCCCCGCGCCAAAGCCTCCGAATCAACAGTCAAAGTGATCAAACATTTCTCCCTTCGCGCGCCAAGGTGTTGGTTCTATTCGCAGTCGTCTACGGCCGCGAACACAGGGTGTTCCTGGACGGCAACGCCCCTCAGGTACACGTCCTCAAATTCGGCGGCAATCCTCTCGGTAAGCCGTTGCGCCGCCGCGCGTCCAGCGGCGGCAAGCTCACGCTCAATCGCGTTGACAGCCGCCGGGTACAGCCTGTGCGCTCGAAACGGCCGCAGCGGCGATGTGAGGGCCGACAGTGGGGTGGTGGTCATCCTGGGCACTCTCCTTCGCGGTTCGCTGGTGAGCGTGTGCTACTCCGCAGCACTTCCGATCTAAGTTTCAGGACCGTTTCAGGCCCCCCCGGCGGGGGGCCTGAGCTGCGGAGGGGCCACCATAGCAGCGGCTGCAACACCCCCCTTTGCGGAAGAGTGACCCAGGTCACAGCAGATTCCACGCCCAGGCATATGAGTTTGGGCGTGGTTATTAATAGTGAGGGGTTTTTGCGGGAGGGAGGGGAGGGAGCGAAGGCGACCGACCCGACCGACCCAACAGTGACCTACCAGTGAGGGCAGCCCCCAAGGGCTGCCAACAGTAAAACCAGCTAGTAGCAATTACTGCTACGGCAGCCCTTCAGGGGCTGCCTACAGCAATAAAACCCTTTGCTACTTACTGTTCACTACAGTCGCAGCCCTCAAGGGCTGCTAACAACAGCAAACAACTGTAACTACCGTTGGCAGCCCCCAGGGCTGCCAACAACAGTAACTATAAAGCAGTTCTACTCAAACAAAGGGCAGCCCTCAAGGGCTGCCTACAGCAACAAACTTTTAACTACTACCGTTGGCATCCCCCCAGGGAATGCCAACCAACAGAAACAACCACTGCTGCGCAAAGGCAATGAGCTACAACACCTGCACCATCTGCAAACAACTCACACCCCACGGCACCACCAGGTGCCCAACACACCAGCCGAAACCGTTCGCCACCGCCCCCAGGGCGGAGCGATACAACAGAACCCACCCCCCGATCTGGTATTCCGCACAGGCAGCCCGCGCGAAACGCGCGTACCTGAACGACCATCCGGTGTGCTGGGAATGTGGAGCACCATCAACACACGTAGACCACATCATCCCCACGTCCACCCCGGAAGGCCGAAGACTGCTGATGGAGCCGTCGTTGTGGCGGCCTCACTGCGCCACCTGCTCTAACCGGCAGGGGGCCCGGTTAGGGGCCCAACGCAGGAATGCTGTTAGTGGCCGTCGTCGAAGCTCTGGTAGAGCCTAGACGTTTCAACAATTTGATAGAGTCTAGACGGCTCGACCCTAGCGGCCCGCGCGATGTCAACCCGAGGAAGTTTCGGGTTAGCCGCCATAGCCGACTTGATAGCTTCGTCGCGCCGATCCCGGTTCATATCGGCGTCCTCCTGGTCTTCGCTTCGGCGCTGCTCCCACCACGCGATGATGGGTAGCAGATTGCGGGGATTCCGGCGGTCAAGAACCATCCGGGGGTGCTCACCACCCCCTTGATCATTAATCACTTCAAAGTCAAGCACCGACAGTTCTTCCTTCGCAACCTCGCGGTTGTACTCAAGTTCGCCAGACACCCCCCACCTCATACGTTTGTCCTCCCGGCTCTCCCGCCGGACTCCACGTCGCGCTCTTTCGCTGCGGAAGCGAACAGAGACTTCCCGATCGGCTTCCTCCCACTCGCGCATGATCTCGTTCCGGCGCTGCAACCTGATTGTCTCTGGGTCGAGTGTCATGGGGCACACACTATAGTGCGCTATACGAGCCGTCAAGCACGCTATATAGCGGCGGGTCCTGTCTCACGTCCGGACCCAACATGGGAATGCATAACCACACAGAAAAACTCACAAACAGCCTGCTCAGGTAATGCAAACCCACAACCCCCACCCCCGGCAGGGGAAAGGGGGCAGAAAAACTTTCCCACAAACTTCCCCCACTCCCGCTGCCTTAGGCTCGTTTTTTTGCTTGCACATTTTCCCGGGTTTGTGGGAATTGGTTCGGGAGTTCAATTTGTTTGAGGGGGTGTTTGGTGTGGCGGATAGGAAGAGTCCCGATTTGAAGGTGTTGCGGGGGAATCCGGGTAACCGTGCTGTTTCTGCGCCGGGGTCTGTGAGTGGTCGTCCTGTGCCGCCGGCTGATTTGTCGGGGGAGGCGTTTGCAGAGTGGGCGCGCATCACGACCTACCTTGAGCGTGTGGGCCGGATTGAGTCAGTGGACTATGCCGCCCTGGTGGTCTATTGCTCGGCGTGGGCGCTGTTTGATGGCGCGCGTCGGGCCCTGGATGAGCATGGGCCCTTGGTGGTGGGCCGCGATGGCGGCTTGGTCAAGAATCCTGCCGCTCAGGTGATGCGGGACGCATCCGACACGATGCTCAAATTCGGGGGCCGGTTCGGGTTTACGCCCAGGGATCGCCAAAATTTGGGTATTGGTGTGGATGATGGCGGGGACGACCTGGACGACGCCCTCGGCGCTCTGTGAGCCGTTCTGCGACCCCGGGGCTGAATGCTTACAGGGAGGGGCACAACATGAATCAACCCCGGTGGGGTAGATCCTGGCCGGAGAGGGGCGTGTTGTGTTGTCGATAGCCGCCCACGGGCCCAGAAACCCGGCCGATGGCGTGTTTCGGTTTGATCATCGTCGCGCGGATCGTGTGGTCAGGTTTGTTCAGCGGCTGATTGTGCACACTAAGGGCCGGTATGCTGGCCGTCCGTTTGTGTTGGCTGGGTGGCAAGCTGACGAGATCATTCGGCCGTTGTATGGGACGGTCGCCTACGATGACCAGTATGGCGAGTGGGTGCGCCAGTATCGGATTGCGTGGCTTGAGATGGCCCGTAAAAATGGTAAGTCGGAGATCCTGTCGGCGTTGGCGCTCTTTCATCTTGTGGGGGATGGGGAGGAGTCGGCGGAGGTTTACAGCGTTGCTGCTGACCGGGATCAAGCTTCCCTTGTTTTCAACACGGCTAAGCGGATGGTGGAGCTGTCCCCGGTGCTGTCGAAGAGCATTGAGGTTATCGACAGCAAGAAGCGGCTTGTGCACGCGAAATCCAATAGTGTGTATGCGGTTTTGCCGGGGGATGCTGCCGGGGCGTTGGGCACCAACCCGTCCGCTGTGTTGTTTGATGAGGTGTTGACTCAGCGGGACCGGCACCTGTGGGACAGTATGCGGCAGGGTTTCGGTACCCGAAAAGAGCCGCTGTTGATTGCTGCGACTACGGCGGCGTACACGTCGGCCGCGTTCGCGTTGGCGGAGCACGAGTACGGGCTACGGTTGGTCGACAAACCGGAGCTGGACCCTTCCCGGTTCGTGTTTATTCGGGGGGTTCCTCGGGAGGCTGATTGGCGAGATGAGGGCAAACCGCCATCTTCGGAACATCCGAAGGGCACCGGCTGGTATCTGGCTAACCCCGCTTTGGGTGACTTCCTGAATATCAATTCTTTGCGGGCGGAGGCGAGGGAGGCTGCGGAAAAGCCGTCCGCGCAGAACGCTTTCCGCGTGTTTCGGCTCAACCAGTGGGTTAGCCAGGCTGACCGGTGGCTTGATATGGCCGTGTGGGATGCGAACGGTGACCCCGCGTTCGGCCGTGAGGATTTGCGGGGCCGGCAATGCGTTGCCGCACTCGATTTAGCCAGCACTCAGGATTTCACCGCGTGGGTACTCCTGTTTCCCGGTTCTCCTACGGACGCCACGGCGGACGGCTACACGGTGCTGCCGCATTTTTTCCTACCCCGTCCTGCTGTGGCGTCTAGGAGCGCTGTTAAGGATCGGTTGGAGTTGTGGGAGCGGGACGGGTATCTGACGGTCACTGAGGGGCCCACAACGGATTACGGGGTGATCCTGGAACACATCACCCGGGACGCTGAGATGTTCAGTATTGGGCTGGTTGGGTTTGATCCGTGGAACGCTACGCACCTTGTGAGTTTGATTGAGGATCGGGGGCAGGCCACGGTTAAGGTTCCGCAAACGGCACCTCGGTTGAATGATCCGTGTAAAACCCTTGAGTCGGCTTTGGCGGAGCGGCAGCTTTGGCACGGCGGTAATCCGGTGTTGCGGTGGATGGCCGATAACGTGGAGTTGGAGGTTACCGGTGAGGGTTTGATGAAGCCGTCTAAACGGCGGTCCGGGGAAAAGATCGATGGAATCGCGGCACTCGTTACTGCGCTATTTTGCACAATGGTACCGATTGAATCACCGCCTCCTGAGGTGTCGTTCATTCCGTTCAACGACGCCCCTGATAGTGCCGATGCGCCGCTTGGTTCGTTAGAGGCGTTCCTTCAGGAATGGCGGCCAAATACGTAGGAGGTAGCTATGCGATCGATCGCGGCTCTCAAGGGAGGTGTGCCGCTGATCTTTGAGTTGGGCGGATTGGCCTTGATCGCCACCGGGTGCTTTCTGCTGGCGCCAGTTCTGGGGTTCATTGTCGCAGGGGTGGCGCTCTTTGGCGTCGGCTGGGCTATGGATGGTAGGCGTTAGTGGCAGGGCTTAGAGGGCTTTTCGAACGGCGGACGGTTGACCCTACCTCACCTATCGAGGACTGGGAGCGCGAGTTTCCGAGCCTGGGGTGGCTTCGAACATTTTCGGGACGTCGCGTTTCGCAGTTTCAGGCGCGACGACTGATAGCGGTTTATGCGTGCCAGTCATACATCGCTGATAACATTTCCACCCTCCCGGTTGATCATTTTAGGCGTACTAGCGACGGCAGGGAAGAGGTGCCGGCGACGCAGTCGCCGGCGTGGGTGTCGAACCCCAACCCGTTTCAGACGTCGGTGGAGTTTTGGCATCGAGTGATCGTGTCGCTGCTCAGTGACGGTAACGCGTTCATCGCCTTACTACGAAACGATCATGGGCTCATTGAGGCGCTGTATTGCCTGCACCCCAGAGAGGTAGAGATTGTAGAGGGTCCGCTAGGCGAAAATCGGTACAGTCACCAAGGGATAGTGTTCGACCGATCACAGATTTTGCATATCCCGGCGTTTGTGCACGACGACGAACCACGGGGGCTAAGCCCCATTGATGTAGCGCGCGAAGCGATTGGACTTGGCCTCACGGCCGAGGAGTTTGGGTCACGCTTTTTTTCGCAGGGCACCACTATGGCGGGTGTGATTGAGCATCCGGGGAAGCCTGTCCCGGACGAAGCGCGACTGCTTCGGGAGATGTTTCGCAAGACGCACGCGGGGACCAGGAATAGTCACGCCGTGGGTGTTCTTACTGGCGGTGCATCGTTTAAGCCGATCACGATTACTCCAGAGCAAGCACAGTTTTTGGAAACCAGACGGTTCCAAAAAGCTGAGATCGCATTGTTGTACCGAGTCCCGGCGTACATCGTTGATCCGTCCGTGACGTCTACTTGGGGTAGCGGTATCGAGGAACAGCGGTCAGCGCTGGTAACCGACACCTTCCTTCCCTGGGCGGTTCGCATTGAACAGGCAGTATCGACGTTCCTTCTACCCGGACGGCAGTTCATCAAATTCAACTTCGATGCGCGGACCCGAGCCAGGACTAAGGACCGTTTTACGGCGTACCAAGTGGCGGTAAACAACGGTTGGATGTGCCTCGATGAGGTGCGCCGCCTTGAAGATTTGCCGCCGCTGCCCAATGGACTCGGGAACCAGTATTTCCGCCCCGCGAATCATGCAGTCCTTGGGGAGCCCTCGGCGGCCACCGACATCCCGTGATCCCGAGTAGCCCAACAATCGCCGGTCCGAGGGCACGACAGGATCCGGGTAACCGAAAGGAGGAAACCGAGTGCATAGTCATATTGAGCGTCGGCTACTCGCCAGTGAATTTGAATATCGCACCAATGGGGACAGCCTCCGTATCGTCGGGTATGCGCTGAAGTGGCGGACCCGATCAAAGAACCTCGGTGGCTTCGTTGAAGAAGTCGCTCACGGGGCCACCACCAAGACTATCCGTGACGACGATATCTGCTCTCTGTTCAATCACGATCCGAATTTGATTCTCGGTCGCAATATTAGCGGAACGCTGCGTCTCACCGAAGATGATGTCGGACTGGAATATGAGGTTAAGGGGGACCTACGCCAATCGTATGTGCGGGATTTGGCGGTGGCGCTCGACCGTGGCGACGTCAACAAGTCGTCGTTCGCGTTTCGCGCTGTCGGCCAAGACGGCGACACGTGGGACGAGGATGACGGCGGTACTTTGCTGCGGACGCTCCGGGAAATCCACCTATACGATGTTAGCCCGGTGACGTATCCGGCGTACGACGATACTACGTCCGCGATTCAACGGCGCACCTGTGAGGTTGTTGCCGAACAGCGGGGTATGCCCCTTGATGCGGTGAGAGCTGACTTTCGCAACATCGTCCTTGGCCGGGCGGATCCGAGTCACCAGCCGCCCGATTGCGCGCTCCCTGTGTATGAGCTTCCGGTCGAGCCGACTGCCGCTTTGTGGGCGCTGCGCAGGCACTAAACATCTTCGCTGCGACCCTGATACGTATGTCGCTTCAGGGCGGCATTTTGCATCTCTAGAGGAGGATTGCTATCCCGTGAATTATGGAGACATGGCGCGCAAGGCGCTTGAGCGGCGCGCGTCCTTGGTGGCCGAACTGCGGGCGGTCAACGAAGACGACACGCTCACCGACGCGGAGAAGCGCGAACGGATCGAAGCGATGGACGGCGAAATCCGCCAGTTGGAGGCCACCGCCGCGAGCGCGGTGGAACGTGGCGAGCGTGAGTCACGCGCGGGCGAGCTGGCGGAGCGCGCCGGGCGGCTAGTGACTCGGGACCGCCCGGCCGAGGACCAGGACGATATCTCGGTGGCGTTGCGCGCGATTGGGTGCGGCGAGTCTCGGGGGGTTACCCTTGAGACGGCCGGCTCTTTTGATACTCGTGCTGCCGGTCCCAATACAGCTACACTGGCAGATTCGGCGTGGGCGGGCACCACAGCACCGAACCGGTTCGTTGCGGAGGTGCTAGAAAGTCTCACCGAGTCGTCGCCGATTTTGTCGGCGGGAGTTCGGATCATTTCTACGGCTTCCGGTGAGAAACTTGAGTGGCCACTCAAAAACGGAAAATTGGTCGCGTCAGCTGTGACTGAGGGGGACGCGTATCCGCGATCTAAGGGCAGCTTTACGCGGTGGTCCCTCGATTCCTTCAAATATGGCGTAATCGCCGAGGCCACTACGGAGATGACGAGGGACACGGCGCTTCCGCTTGCTTCGATCATTGCGGCCGATCTGGGCGAGGCGGTCGCGGACGCCACTAACGCCGACTTTCTCTCGGGCGATGGCACCGCGGGGCCTCATGGTGTAGTCCCAGCAACCGTGCTAACTCAAACTGCAACATCGGCTACTGTTGTCACCTACGATGATGTCATCTATTTGCAGCATGCGATTCGGCCAAAGTACCGGGCGCGAGCGAAGTTCTATGCTAGTGACGATTTTGCCCTGAAGGCGCGTCTCGTCAAGGACAATGACGGGCGCTACATTTGGCAAGACTCAGTTGCCGCCGGGATGCCATCAACCCTTTTGGGGCAGCCTGCCATTCTTGACACCTTCATGGACAGTTACACAACGTCGGCTACCCCCCTGTTGTATGGGGACTTTTCGAAGTTCCTTGTGCGGTTTGTGGGATCGGTGCACCTCTCCCGCAGTGACGAGTACGGTTGGGACTCCGATGTGATCGCCTGGAAGGCGGGAGTGCGCGTCGACAGCGGACTCACTGATGCCGCCGCGATGGCGAAGTTGGTTACCCCCGCGTCCTAAGGACTCTGTTCGAAAAGGAGGACACCCCCTGTGGGGTGTCCTCTCCTTTATGTGCGTCTGTGAGGTTGCATGATTGAAATTCGGATGACGGGCAACCTTCTTAGGGGATCCCGCATGAATGGCGTCATTTTGCCCGGTGACGGTGGCCGTGTGAGGCTGCCTGAGTCCGACGCCGCAGAACTGGTGCGCCTGGGGCACGCCGCCGTGGTGGAGGATTCGGAGCCGGAGCGGCGGGTAGTCGCGCCGCCGGAGCGGCGCACCCCTACGCGTAAGCCCAGGCGTGCGCCCTCGTGAGGCACCAGTCGGGTCGGGCCGTCCATCTTCAGCACCGATTCGTCACTGACGACGAGACGGTGTTGACTCCGGCCTCGGTGGTGGTGGCGGTGACTCGTGAGGGCCGGACAGATCCCGAGGTGCAGGGGTCGGCTACCCCGGTCGGTGACGCGTTCGCGTTCGCCGCTGGTCCGCTGCCGGAGGGGGCATACTCCGTGCTCTGGGATGGCGGTGCCACGGCTCGTGACACCGCACTACTAGAGGTGGTGGGCGGCGTCCTGGTGACGGTCGCCGACGTCAGAGCGGACCCAGAACTCCCCGCCGACAGGTGGGACGCTGCCACAGTCGTTGACGCTCGGGAACGGGTGACGACGGAGTTTGAGCGCATCACCGGCCGGGCGTTTGTGCCGCGCACTCGAACCGTGCCGGTCACCGTCGCGGACGGGTGCCCCGTGTGGTTGCCGTTTCGCGACGTCCTCAGTGTTGAGGTGCGAGACGACACGGGGACGGTGGTCCCGGATGTCATGTCGGAGTCGGTCGGCCCTCTCACGACGGTCAGCGGGTTGGACAGCGGCACCTATGCGGTTGACGTCCGATTCGGTTTCGGGGCGGTGCCCGATGACATCCGTGGAGCTGCACTGCTGCGCATCCGGTCACTGTTGTTTGCGGGGGCCTCTAGCATCCCGGATCGCGCCACCTCATTTCAGCCGGCGGAAGGTGGCACGTACCGCCTCGCGACAGCGGGGATGCGCGGTTCCGAAACCGGGATCCCCGACGTGGATGCGGTATTAGCACGCTATCGGCTGTCGGTACTTGACGATATGGTCGGGGTTGCTTTTTGACACGCGTCCTCGACGTCAAAAATGCTCTCGAATCGATCGCCCTGGGGATGCCGCTGGTAACGGCGGATCGCATACAAGTGACCTACGGTTTCCCTGTTCGGGACATCGATCGACGGTGGATCGCGGTCGGGCCGGTGGATTGGGATTCGGCTGACTGGCGAACCAACCGTAGCCGCGAAGAAGCATTCCGGGTGACGGTCATTTTCGATGTTCAAATCACGGCAGGAACGTCACGGGACGCTGAGGCGTATGCACTTCTGATGGCCGCTGATTTTGAAGCCGCAGTCAGTGCGGATCCGTCCTTGGCGGGACTTTGCGTCACGTCTCGGTTCACGCCGAAGGCGCTCAAGTCCTGGCCAATTCCAGAGATGTATGAGGCGCAATTTGAAACGGAGGTATATGCCGTATGTCGGCTGTAGTGGTGTACCTCGGTCACGCCGCCGCTGTGGAGGGCGCCGGGTATGTGTTCCCGAGGGGTAAGCCGGTCGAAGTGCCGAATGAGGTTGCCGAATCGTTGGGAAGCGCGTTCAAGGTGCAAAAGAAGCGGGGTGATGACTAGTGCCCTCAATCCACGATAGCTACCTCGGTGTCGCTGAGGAAACAACGTACGGTACTCCTGTGGCTCCTTCTCGGTTTTTCGAGATGATGTCCGAGAGCGTCGCCGGCACCTACGAACGGATCGATTCTGAGGCGTATCGGGCGGGACAGCGGGTGCTGCACCAGGACCGCTTCGCCGCGAACCCTAAGGGGGCTAGTGGGGAACTGAAGATCGAAGGCCAGGATTCGGGGCTAGGTGTGCTCCTGGCGCACGCTTTCGGGGCGGTGTCAACGGGTACCCCCGATGAGGATTTCACGCCCCACACGGTCACTGTGGGGGATCTAGCGGGCAAGAGTCTGACGGTTCAGGTGGGGCGTGTTGATAACACGGGAGCCCTGCACCCGTGGACGTATGAGGGTGGAAAGATCCTGTCATGGGAACTCAGCAACGCTGTTGATGGTGTCCTAGGGTTGACGTTTGAGTTTGATTTCGCCCGAGAACACATCGGCGCGGGTGCGGGACCGTACGCGCCGTCAACGCCCACCTATTCCACCACCGGGCAACTGTTCACTTTTGTTGGCGGAACCGTCGATATTGGAGGGGTCCCGTTCGCGGTTTCCGAAATCTCGCTGACTGGCGACAACAAGCTCGCTAATGAGCGGTGGTCAACGGTCGGGAAGCGTGAGCCTCTTGAAGAGGGGATGCGGGAGTATGGGTTTGAACTCAAGGGTGAATACGAGGGTCTAGCTCACGCTCAACGTGTAGCCGCAGCTGTCGCCTCAGGAACGCTAGCCGCCGTTGATCTGCAATGGTCTACACCCCAAGGTGGGGCCCTGGATGTTTCTATCCCGGTTGGCCGGTTTGATGAAGGGTCCATCAATTTTGATGGTGCGCAGATCATGGAGCAGGCACTTAAGGGGATGGCGTTGTGGGACGGTTCTGCATCCCCCGTAACGGTGCTTTACCGGAGCAAGGATGCCACCCCGTAAGGCTGTCACGTTCGCCGATGATGCCGTTCGGGTTGAGGGTTTACGCGATTTCGTTAAAGCGCTGAAAACCGTTGACGCGCAGTATCCGAAAGCGGTCCGGCAGGCCAACTTTGATTTAGCGGCTGAACTTGTGGCGCGTGCTAAATCTGAAGCTGACAGTGTGGGCGGTGTGGCCCGGAAAGCGGCACGCAGTTTACGTGCCGCACGTCAGACGGGCGCGTCCGTTGTTTCCGGTGGCGGTGCCCGCCACCCCTATTTTTGGGGCGCAGAGTTCGGGTCAAAACAGTACCGCCAATTCCGGGCGTGGCGCGGCAATCAGTACGGCGGCTGGTCAGGCGGTCCGGGCTATTTCCTGCACCCTACGATCCGCAGCGAATCCGAGAAATTGATTGATGCGTGGGTGGCGCGTCTTGACGCGCTGTCCCGTGACGCATTCCCAGACTAAAGGGGTTGTTGATGGAATTCACGTTTGATCCTGACTCGATGGAATTCGGCGACCTAGAGGACTTTGAGGACTATGTTGGTCGCCCGTTTGATGAGGCGTTCGCGCCACGCCCGGTGGTCGACGCTGACGGGAACCGGGTTTTTGACGCCAAGGGGCGTCCGGAGATGGCGGTCCGGATGTCCGCCAAGGCGCAAACGTGCCTGGTGTGGCTAGTGGGGCGCAAAACCGATCCGGGTTTCAGCATTGAGGATGCCCGTCGCACTAAAGTGACCTCTTTGGTTCTTGCCAGTCCTCCGGAGCGTGACCGGGGAAACGGCTAAGGCGGCTACGGGATGTAGCCGCCATCTGCCACTTTTACGGCATGTCACCGGATCAGGTGCGCCGTATGACGCTGCTTGAAGTGCAGGCGTTCACGGATTATATGCGCGAGTATGAGGAGGCGCAGAATGGCTGAGACTAGGCAACTCAAGGTGGTTGTTGCCGGGGATGCTAAAGCGGCTATGTCTGCGCTCAAATCTATTGGTTCCGGGCTGAATGATGTTGATAAGCGGACCGGGGCGGCAGCGTCCGGAATGGAGCGTTTCAATCGGCGGGTTTCTGCGGCGGCTGAGCATTCCACGTTCGCTCTCGCTGGCCTGGTTGCTGCCGCCGCTGGCCTCGGTGTGGCGTTCGCTGGGGCGCTCAACCTGGACAAGGCGCAAGCGAAATTCGCGGCCCAGATGGGGCCGGAGCAGGCCGAACGGCTGGGCGACGTAGCGGGTCGCCTGTATACCAGCGGTTTCGGTCAGAGCATGGGCGAAAACATGGATGCTATCCGCCGTGTAATGTCGTCTGGTCTGATCCCGGAGGGGGCGTCGGACGCCGATATTGAACGCATCACCGGTAAAGCCCTGAATATGGCGGAGACGTTTGATCAGGATGTGACTCAAGCCGCGCGGGCCGCCGGTCAAATGGTCCGTACCGGGTTGGCGGAAACCGCCGATGAGGCGCTTGATCAGCTGACTCGGGGGTTCGCGGTCAGCGGGGACCACGCTGAAGACCTGCTATCGACTGTCTCCGAGTACGGCACCCAATTTCGTAAGGTCGGTTTGGATGGCGCAACCGCAATGGGTTTGCTGTCCCAGGGTTTAGAGGCGGGGGCCCGGGACGTTGACACCGTAGCGGACGCAATCAAGGAGTTCTCTGTTCGCGCGGTTGACGGGACGACTGCTACCGCTGACGGATTCCGGGCGCTGGGCTTGGATGCGTCCGCGATGGCAGCCCAGATCGGGAGGGGTGGCGACGAGGCCACCCGAGGCTTGGATACCGTTTTGGATCGGCTGCGCGGTATCGAAGATCCCGTGAAAAGGTCACAGACCGCTGTCGCCTTGTTCGGCACTAAAGCCGAAGATTTAGGGGACGCGTTGTATGCGCTTGACCCGTCTGAGGCGGTTGCCGCTATCGGCGATGTTGCCGGAGCATCAGACGATTTGGGAAAGGCGCTTCAGCAGTCAGCCGGGGCCCAGCTAGACCAGTTCCGCCGCAAAATCGAGCTGGCGGTGGTGGAAAAGCTCGCCCAGGCCATCCCCGCCATTGTGGATTTCGGCAACTGGATGGCCCGGAACCGTGAATGGATTAAGCCCGTTGTGGTCGCGCTGGGCTCGTTGGCGGTGGTTCTCGGCACCATCACGGTTGCGGCGAAAATCTACACCGCAGTGCAAGCCGCACTCAACATTGTTTTGCTCGCTAACCCGATTGGTTTGGTGGTGGTGGCGCTGGCCGCTCTCGCGGCTGGACTGGTGTACGCGTGGAAGAACAGTGACACATTCCGCCGTATCGTGACGGGGGCGTGGAACGCGATCAAAACTGCCGTGTCGGCGGTTATTGGTTGGTTCCGGACGGCCATCCCGGCGGCGTGGTCTGCCGTGGTCAACGCCACGAAAGCCTATTGGGGTTTTTGGCGGAACGCCATCCGGTCCGCCATCAATGGCGCAGTGTCCGTCGTTACGGGGCTGCGCTCCCGGGTGCTGGGCGCACTGTCCAGTGTGGGCCGCTGGCTACGCGACTCCGGCCGGAAAATCATTCAGGGCCTGATTGATGGCATCCGGTCCATGGCCGGCAGGGTTAAGGATGCCGTGGGGGATGTCCTCGGTCAGGCTCGGCGGATGCTGCCGTTCTCCCCAGCCCTTGAGGGCCCGTTTTCGGGCAAGGGCTGGACGCTCCACTCCGGCCGGGCGATCCCTGAGGCGATGGCGGAGGGCGTCACGTCCCGCCGGCGTGTGCTGACACGAGCTGTGCAGGGGGTCATGGGGGACGCCCAGGACGCAACCCGGCGGGTGCCGGTCGTGTCGGCCGGGGGTGTCGCTCGCGCCGCGCTGCGGACGGGCACCAGGACGACGACGGCACCAACAGTGGTCGTGCACGTGGCCGGGAGCGTCACAGCGGAGCGGGATCTAGCACGGTCGATAGCGCTTACGGTGCGGGACGAGATCGTCCGTACGGGTAGGCGCAATGGAGGTGACACGGGGCTGTGACGACTATGCCGGATGTGCGGGTGGAGATTGGTGCACCGGGTGCGCAGATCACCGACCCGATAGCGCGGTGGGTGGACGTGACGGATCGGGTCACCGCACTGGGGTGCAAACGCGGCCGAGCCTACGAGTTGGACAGAATCGAGGCTGGTACCGCGCGTATCGAATTCGACAACAGCGCCGGGGATTTTGATCTCAGCGGTTTAACGCCACGGCAACCCATCCGGGCATACGGGATCGCGGATGATAACTGGTTGCCAGCGTTGAGCGTGAACGCCCCAATCGTGGGAGTGATCCCAGCTCCCCGATGGCAATACTCGGCGGACCGTGGGGCGACATGGAGTGACGCTGAGGCTGGCACGGTGGCCGGCGTTCCCGGTCCAGGGGGAATGGCGCACCGGTTTATCGGCGGGACGGATGTCCGGTACCGCTCTGGTCTGGGTGATTCGGATGTCGTTCATGTCACCGAGGATCAACCCGTGACGATTAGCGCGAATTTACAGAACATCGGGGCGGGGGCTGACTGTTTTCTTGGTCTAATCTATGAAAGCTACGATCAGTCGAACATTGTTAGCGGATATTTGGCTGATCCAGCTTCCCCTAACGCTGGCTGGGTGACGATCACATTTAATGATTTCGCTCCGTTCGACGGGATTATGAGGATGATGATTGTTGCTTCGACGGACGTCCTCGTGTCGGCAGCCAAAGTGCGACTCGACAATATCGGATCCGATGGCGTGGCGGAGCTTTCCGGCGTCTACCCGATATTTAGGGGATATGTTGAACGGTGGACGCAGACGTATTCGGGTCTACTGTCTACGGTGTCAGCGGACTGTGTTGACCATTCGGCCCTGTTGGCGCGGCCGATCAGGTCATCGTATCGGATGGCCGTACACGAGTGGGCTTCCGCAAACAACATTCCTAAAGCCCCGGTCATTGATTCCAGCACGGGCGCTAACGGGGAGGTGGTGGAGCGGTTGTGGTATTGGCCGTGTGTCGAATCCACCGACGCCACCAACACGTATCCCGAGTACGGGACTGTTCAGCCGTTGCGGATGCGGAACTGTGTCACGCCGCCGGATGAGGGGGCGGCGGGTTTCGGGTCAACGAAGACGATGGTGCACGCGGACGGCAGCGAATCCGGCAGCTTCTTTAATACGTCGAACGATTCCCTGTCGGGGGCTGTGTTGGAGCTTTCCCGCCATAGCAGCCCACCATTGGGGGCGTGCCGGACGTTAACAGTTGACCTGTGGTTCTTGCCGGAGGGTTTGACCCACGATCAAACTTTGTGGGCGGCGCGGACCTCAACGGGGGTGGTGCATTCTTTGGTGGAGGTGGAAACAGATGGAACCGTGGTTGTGCAAGCGCACACGGGGCCCAGTGGGGCCATACGTGCATTCAGTGATTCCGGCGCTGTCCAGCCCGGACAGGTAGTACATATTGGTGCGCGGGTCGGTATCGGCTCTGTGTGGCAAAACGCGTTCGCTCAGGTGTGGATCAACGGTGTCGAACATGACTATTTCGAGAATCCGAACGTTGGCGCGTACGCGAGCCCTACGATCGGTGGGGCGGTAGTTGCCGGCCGGGAACGGAATATCGCACCTGTCGGCTACGCGGACGGCCCGACAGGCAGCATCAATCATGTGATTGTCGGCATGGACGTGCCGGTCGGTTTGCATCAGGCGGTTGATAGCTACGGCCGGGAGCAATCCGCGAGTGTGGAGTCAGACCGTCTACACCGGATTTTGGACGGTTTGGAGTGGCGGGGGTCGCGGGCGTTCGACCCCCCACAATCCGAGCTGCTGTCGGCCCGGTGGGATGACGGCGCTGATGGGTGGGCGGCAGCCTCAGCGGCGGCAGAGGACGCGGGGGGCGTGCTGATGATGGGCGCGGCCGGGGAGGCCGCCTATCAGGGCCGGCGGAGGCGGATTGGTGCCCCGGTCCGGTGGGCGCTGGCGGAGTGGACACCAGGTGTGCGCTACGAGCTGGACGACGCTCACGTCCACAATCGGGTGACTGCGGAGAGGTCAACCGGGTTGAGGCGCACTGCCGAGGATCAGGCCAGCATCGCCGACCACGGCGTCAAGGCGCTGACGATCCGCCGTGATGTGGCGGATCCGGCCGAGGTGGGGGACGCTGCACACTGGGTGCTGCGCCGCTACCGGGATGCTGCGCCTCGCTGTGACACGCTGCGGGTGGAGGCGCATACCCTCACCGGTTCCGGTGACGGGCCCCTTCGGGCGCTAGCGGCAGCTGCCGACATTTCCGATCGGCTCACAGCAGCAACACCACCAGGGGCACCTACGCCCACTCTGGATTGTTTTGTTGAGGGCATTCGGGTCGGGATTGTGCGCAATGGGAATGTGTGGGAGTGGGTGACGGAGTTTTCTGTTTCTGACGCCACCCGGTCGGATGGGTGGGTGTTAGAGGGGCCTTCGGGTCGCCTGGACACGGAATCCTGCGTGACCGTCTACTGACTTTTTGCTTGGTCGGGGGCCCTTCCGGGCCCCTCTTTTGTTGCTGCCCTAAAGCTGTTTTGGAGGTGAAATGAGCATTCCGGCGCTTGACGGGTTTGATGCTGGGGAGTTGGTGACTGCGGCTAAATTGACGCAGCACACTAAGACTGCAATTGAGAGTGCGATCTACTATAAGCCGTTCTGTCACATTCGGGCCGGCTCGACGCAACTGATCCCGAACAGTTCAACCACGGTGCATGAACTTGACAACGTTGTTGCCGATACCGATAGCATGGCCGATTCGGTGAACTATCAGATAGTCATTAATACTCCCGGCCGGTATCGAGTCGATTTCGGCAATGCCTGGGACACTAACACCGTTGGTGTACGCTACGCGTTCCTTTACACGGGCACGTCGGGTACGCCGATTGCCGCTCATGGTGTCGGAGCGAACAGCGGATTTATCCGCACTAACGCCTCCTGGGTTTTGTATTGCAACGTCGGTGAACGGCTTGAACTACGGGGTAACCAGAACAGCGGCGGCAGCCTGAACGCCCGCACCGACTACGGGGGGTGTTTCTTGATGGCTGAATGGATCTCCTTGTGACACATTTGGAGCTGGCAGGATCAGTTACGGGTGCCCTCGTGGCGGTTTTAACAATCGGGGCCGCGGTGGGTATTTTATGGGCGCGTATGAGGTCTTCAGCGGACGAAACAACGGCCGTTCTGTGGCGTGGTGAGGCGGAGGCGCAGAAAGCGCGGGCGGACCGGTTAGAGGCCGCGCTGGCTGCCCTTGAGCGCCGTGTCGACCATTTGGAGTCGGAAAACAAAACGCTACGCGCTTTGCATGACGGGCGGGATGAGATGCGGTTGCTGCGGGATGAGATGCGGCGCGGGTTCGCAGTAATCGCGGAGGCTTTAGCTGTGAATGATGGGAATGGAGTTGATGCCTGATGGCGCGGTTTAATGTGCCCTATGATGGTCCGCCCCGGGGCTACGGTAATTCGGGGTCGAGTAAGCGGTATGTTGCGATTCACAACACGGCTAATGATGCGCCTCCGAAGAATGAGGCGAGTTACGCGAAGCGCCGTACTGATAGTGTGTCTGCGCATTTTTTCGCCGACCCGAACACGGTTATTCAGTCTTTGGATACGCGCTATGATGCGTGGCACGCGGGCTCCCGTACCGGTAACAGGCACGCGGTTGCGGTTGAACTGATTGGGCGTAATTCGTGGTCCGAGGCGTACTGGAAACGGGCTATTGATCGGGTTGCGCCGCTGATTGCGGATGTGTGCCGCACCCACAAAATCACCCCGCAGTGGCTGTCCGCTAGTCAGGCTAGAGATGGTAGGACTAGGGGGTTTGTGACCCATGATGATATGCGCCGGTATTGGGGTGGGACGACGCACACTGACCCCGGCCCGAATTTCCCGCGCGCCTATCTGGTGGATGCGGTCCGCCGGGAACTAGGCACCCCGACCACCCCGACTCCTGCTCCCCCTACGTCTGATTGGACGGTGAAACTGATCATGTCGCTCCCCACCATCAAAAGGAACTCCCGGGGCCAGTCCGTAAAGAACGTCCAGGGTCTGCTGAACGCGCACGGGGCGCGGCTTTCCATTGATGGCATTTTCGGGCCGAAGACGGATTCGGCTGTCCGCTCATATCAGAAGCGGCGGAAGCTGCTTGTTGATGGGATTGTGGGCCGGCAGACCCACACGTCACTCATCACCCGATAGAGGGGGTGTCTTGTGGACTATTTGCGGTACGTCAAAGACAACCCGGTCGTTCTCTATGATTTGCTCAAATATGGCATGGCTGTCCTGGTGGTGCTTGGGTTGCCTGTGCCGCCCGGGGTCGACGTCGCGGTCGGCGGTGTCGTCCTGGCCGCGCTCACCATCATCACCCGTTCACAGGTGGTGCCGGTCGGCCGGCACCGCCAGGAGGTGACGGACGCCCTGATGACACCAGCACCGACAGACACCACCAGGACTACCGGCGACGGTAGGTAGGTACGGCAGAGCCCCAACCCGGGAAGGTCCGGGTTGGGGCTCTTTTTGTGTTTCTGGAGGGGTTTCGGCTGGTGGCTGGGGTTAGTGCTGCTCGGGGAGCTGGGCGACGAACGAGCGCCACGCCGCCGGCCCGAACACCAGTGCCGGGCCGGTCGGGTCCTTGGAGTCCCGGACGCCCACGACGCCGGGGAGGTTGCCGGCAACCTCCACACAGTTGCCACCAGTGCTGCCGCTCCGGCTGCTCTTGCGCCACGTCGCGCCAATCAGGTTGCTCACTGATGCTCCTTGAGTGCGTGTTTGATGAGGTCTGTCGAGCTTGCAGGATCTAGTGCCACCCTGTCGAGCGCTGCCCACGCCTCAGCGTAGGCGGCTACCTCCAGGGCCTTCTCCAAGTACAGGGCCCCGGTTAGCGACTCAGAGTAGACGGTCGTTGGTTCAGCGGGGCGTGTGCCCCGGGCCGGGAAATCGACGATCACGAACGCGCCGGCCAGTGACACGTGGTGTGGGGCGGCAACAATCGGAACTACCCGGATCATCACGTTATCCCGCCCGGCGGTGTCTACGAGGTGTTGGAGCTGTGCTGGCATCTCCGGCGCACGCTGCCGCAGGACCGCCTCTCCCAGCACAACATCGAGTCTCGGCGCACGGGGGGCCCCACGCGTCAGGAGCTGCTGCCGTTCGAGCCGCAACGAGGCGGACTGGGCGACTTCGCCCGGTTTGATGCCAGGCTTGGAGCGTAGGACGCGCTCCGCGTACTCCCGGGTTTGCAGTAGCCCCGGCACGAGGGCCGGTTCGTACTGGCGTAGCCGATCGGCTGCTGCCTCCATGCCTACGTACAGCTCGAACCAGTCGGGGATGGCGTCCCCGTATGCCTGCCACCACCCCTTCGACTTGCTCTCGCCGGCCAGTCCCACCATGACCTGCCGGAATTCATCCGATGTGCCGTAAAGGCGACACATAAGTTCGACATCGTGGGTACGGACAGACGTCTGTCCCCCTTCGATGCGATACATGCGTGCTCTGCTCCATTCGAGCTGTTTTGCAGCCGTATCGAGGGGCCACCCCGCCTCTTCGCGAGCCTGTTTCAGATACCGGCCCAACTCTCGTTTCGGCACGCTTGATCCGGCGCTTGTCAACGTCACCATCCTTCATGTCTCAGTTTGCCTGCCGATCCGTCTCACTTCATCCACATGATGCACGCCGCATGAGCCGATGTAAATATTTCTGCGAGAATTTCGCTCGGAGTGTTGCGGCCTTGGTAGCAGCGGGTGATGCTCTTCTCACCCCACCGGGGTGGGGAGGTTTACCGAAAGATCCATTCACATTTAGGGGCCCCATCATGCCGACCGTGACCAGCAACGCGCCGTCAAATCGACTGCCTCGGCGGGTGCGGCGGCAAGCGCTTGCCGCTTTGATCAACCCCGATAGCGGTAGCGCTGCCGTGTATGGGGAGGATCTAGAGCGCTTGCTTTCGGCTGGTCGTGCTGTGGGCCGGGCGCGCGTGTACCACACCTCCCATCCTGGCTTGAATGTTCTTCAGGCTGTGCTTGACGGTCTGCGGCGGCTGTGATGACCGACGACAGCAGACCCCGGGAGCTGCGGGCAACCCCCGACCCGCTCAGCGCACCCCCAGTGCCGGACGGGGACCGGGTACGCAGGGAGCCACCGCCGAACATTGACCCACCGACAACCCGGCAGAAGTGGATTACGGCGCTTGTGCTGTTGATCGTCTTTGCTGCGATTTTGATTAGGCACCTGAGGTGATCAGCCAGTCCGAAACAACCGCCGGCAAGCTGCGGGCAGGGGAAACGATCCGCCTAGACCGACGCGCCTCTCCGCAGTTCGTCTACCCGATCAAGCTTCGGGTGATCCGAGTCCTCGACCGGCCCACCTACCACGGGTGGACGTGGCTGGACGGCTACGAGCTTGACGGACCGGGCAACGCGGTACGCCGTCGCGAGTTGTACGTCAAATGCGATGGGGTCGTTCCGCTCACCTAGAGACGCCCGGCCTGACCGCCTCCCGTGGAAAGCAGACGGCCAGGCCGGGGTGAAGGTGCACCACGGCGCGGGGACCGAATCCCCGCAACTGTGACACACCTGAAGGGATCTTCTCATGGACCCGATCGACCTGTACGCAGTGGATGCCACGGAGGTCAACCTCCGCAAGCTCTGCGGTGGCGGCATCACGAACACCATGGAGAGCTGCGTAGCGGCGGCACTCATCCCCGGCACCGATGGGGCGCTGATCCTCGGTGACTCAAAGCTGGGGGCGGACTCACCCACTCTGCGGTTCACTCGCGACGAGATCGCAAACTTTGTTGAGGCTTTCCAGCAGGGCGAGATCTGATCCACCTAGGGCCGGGCCGTAACGCGGCCCGGCCCTCCAATCAGGGGGAAGCATGACGCACCATTGGCACGGCTACGGCCCTTGGACAGGACCGCACCAGTTTTTTGGGCGAGAGCATGATCACGAACGTCGGCCCGGTCCGGGGGGTGTGGCGACTCCCGACTTCTTGCGTGCGACATCCCCGCCTCTTGAGACGGGCCATTACCTGCTGCGCACCGCTCAAACCCAACGGGAGCGGACGTGGACAGATGCGCAGGATACATTGGATTGGCTCGTCCGCGAATACGAGGCACAGCCACCCGACCCAACACTCAGCTATCTGTCTCTGGAGGCGCGCCAGATGCATACTCGGTCGGGGCTGGTGGCCGGGTGTGACGCGATCTGGCACTACACCGCGAGCGCGAGCGGTAATCGTGTAGTGGTACTTGCTGCGATCTGTTGCCCACACCGGCACAAGGTGGATATGCCGTGCCCGCTGCCGCCGACCTGACTTAAAGCTTGGGAGAGCTATGTCCCTCGAATTGATCCTCGGCACCGCGGCCGCAGCCGCCATTATCGAAGAATGGCCGGAGCGCCCACATACGTTCAAGCTACCACCAGACAGCCCGATTGGGCGGGTGGTCAATGCTCAGACGATTCGGAGCCTCCTGGACGCGGGTTGCGCACCGAGCGACTACGTGAACATCTATCATAAGGGGGAGGGACTCCACCCCAATCGGTTCACGCTGGACGACCGGGTGATGCCGGCAAGCGCGCAGCTTCTGCTCGAACACGGCTGTACCATCCAGCTCCGTGAACTGAACCGCTGGCACCCACCACTAAGCGCTGTCTGCGCGGGTATTCAGGCGGAGACCGGCTGCTCAGGCTATGTCACCGCATTCATTACACCGCCGGGCGCTCAGGGGCTTGATTATCACTGGGATCAGTATCTGGGGATTGTGGTGCAGCTAGAGGGGACGAAGACCTGGGAGTTGTTTAAGCCTAAGGTTCAGGCACCCTGGCGCGACCATTCGATGTCCACGAACCTTTGGCGTGATGAATGGGTGACACAGTGGCAGGATGCCGGCCCGGACCTGACAGTAGAGCTGGCGGCCCAGGACGTCCTGGTTCTCCCAAGGGGATGGGTGCACAACCCGCACTCCCGGGATTCTCAGGAGACCAGCGTGCACTTGACCTTCGTGGTCAAAGAGCGGACGCCGCAATGGTTCGCGGAGCGGCTGACCGGAACTGCGCTGAATGACCCCCGCTTTCGCGCGATTGTCCCGCCCTCGGAGTTGGAGTCGGGGGCGTTGCCGACGACGCTCGCCCGTGTGCGGGACCTGTTGATTGAGTATCTTCGCGAAATGGATCTGGGGAAAGTGACACCGGCGATGCGTCAGGCCCTAGAGGTGGAGACGAGTCACAATAAACTCTAGCGGCCGTGAAGTGCGGGCAGCCTAGTGCTGCCTGCACTTCGTGACTGTGTGCTGCGTTATGGGGCCGAAGCTCGCGCATTTGAATATCGATGGCTATTGGCACGTGCTTGGGTGCACTCGCAGCGTCTATTGTGGTTGCCGTGCTTGAACACGGCACCCTATTGAAGGGAGTGGAGTTTTGTTTGAGGGCCCATTGACGGTTACCTTGGCTGATCTGCTCACCTTTGATGAGCCCGTACTGGTTGGGCCCTTTCCGGCCGACTGTGAGGATCTTCCGTTCCTCGGTACAAGCTCGTTTGGGCTGGCCGCCGTTGACCACGCGGATTTTCGGACATGGCTCCGGCTGTACCTGCCTGAGGCCAGCCTGATTGAGCACACCGAGGACGGAATTCGGTTCGGCCTGACCATTCGGGCCTGTGGCGGGTACGCCACGGCCGAGGTGACTGGCGATGGTGTGCTGGCGGTGTGGCAATCGGAAGTCCGGCTGTGGGACACGTTGGAGAAGGCGCTTTCGGATTGGCTGTTCTCGGGGCGGCCCGGCCCGGAGCAGGTGAGTGTTTGCGTTGCCGGACGCCAGCGGTGGGCGTGGTTTGGTGGGAGTTTGGAAGACAGCGCGTTTCGGTGGCTGCTGCCGGAGCTGCTGCCGGAGGCGGGGGTAGAGGTGGCGGTGGCGTGTCTAGGGCGGGCCGCCTGAGTGGCGACCTGGGCGGCGCACCCGGGTACGCCGTTTGATGATTGAACACAGTCCACTGTGCGGCCTTAGACACCCGCTGCCGGAGGCTATGGGGTTTGCCTGTGTCGGCTAGCTGTGCATGACCAGTCAGCGCCCCACCCTGTAGGTGGGGCGCTGTTCTGTCTGCGCTGGTCTTACGGGCCCGGGTTATGTGGCGTTTCGCCGTCTCGCGCGTTCGCCGTGATAGCCCAACCAAACCTCGGATTGTTCCTTGGGCGTCAGTTGCGGGTCGGTTGCCCGGTTGGCGACCCACTCGCCAAATTGGACGTACGCATCATCCAATTGTTTTGCCAGCGCGTCGGCGTGGTTGGGCCGACCGTTGGCCCTAATGCTTGGTAGCCAGGTCCCCTGTACTGTGGCTGTGACTTTCGGGATTAGAGCAAGCGTCGCCGATGCCTTCTCGGTGAGATCGTAGAGTTGGGATAACGCTTCCTCGCGTGCCGTCTCGCTGCGGAGCGAGGAAGCGCAAGCCCGCGCCACGGCGAGCCACGCCCCGTAGCCGTACGCCGGGGAATGCTTGGTGCGTCGGTCGTCCCGCGCGCCCGGAGCCCCGGCTTTGCCGAGGAGTTCGGCCACCGCCTGCCGGCTGACGCCGACTGCTTTTGCTGCCGCCTCGGTCGTACCGTGTTCGTCGCGCAGTTGCCGGAGACTTAAAGCGGCTACATCGCGTAGCCGCCCGCCCTGTAGCTCTTGGATGGCCCCGTAGCGCCGTACTGCATCGTGGTCTTGCAGTAGGGCGTTCACCACCTGGTCTGCGAGATCGCTGGCGGTGATGTCAGACCGGTATGGGTCAATGGTGTCGTCACTGTTGCTCATGCGGGCCCCTCACTGTCGGGTGCTGTTTGCCCAGTCATGATGGCAGCTCAACCGCCAGATGACAAGTAGTGCTTGACATCGGGTGGCGTGTGCGTCAGTCTGTGATCGGCAACAGTCTAAGCAGCGATATGGAGGGAACCCGTGGCAACAGAAACGGCAGGGGCTGTCGTCTGGTATGTCGTCCGTGGCGATTCGCGGTACTCGCCGGTGGCTGACCCGCAAGTGACAGGTGTAGACATCCCGGTCCCGGTCCTGGACTGGGCCGAGGCTCACGGTTTGAGCCCAGCCGACCCGGACGTGTACCTCCTGGTCGCCCCGGCCGATGAGGCCGAAGACATCGCCGGCGAGTTGGCCGCCATGACCGGCGAACTGCCCGTAGAGGACGTGAACAAAATCCGGGCGGAACTTGGCTAGGCGGAGAGGGTTGTAACCCCCACATGCGCGGGGAAGGCACCTCGCATGTGGGGGTTTGATCCGGCCAACGAACCGTGGCACCTAGCGGTTGGACCGTCGAGTGAGTGCCAGCCCCGGTCGCCTCCCACGGGGGAGGGAGGCGACCGGGGCGGGCTGGCTGAATCTAGAGCTAAGCCCCGGGCATGGGCCCGGGGCTTAGTTACGCTGTAACCCTCACGTGCGTGGGGAACCCCGCGTAGGCGGGGACAAGTTGCTCCGTTGCCCGCACCGGGTGCTAAGCGATGGAACACCCCCGCGTTGGCGGGGACGGCTGCGAGTGTAGCATGCGCCGGTTTCGGCGCTCAATACAGGCTGACCAGGGTTGCGGTCGAGAGACGAGCCGAGGCGGGCGGTCAGCACGACAGGCCGGGGTCAGTTCGGGACCGCAGCGGCAAACTCCGCCGGCCCGGCAGCGTCCAGGCCAGCGACAGCCCACCGGTCCCCCTCCACCACGATTGAGCCGTGCGAGGTTATGGACTTTACCCATGCGGCCTGGGCCCCGGGCGCAAACACTGCCACGGCCACCTCGTGCCCGCCCTCAGTGGTGCAGGTGCCCATCTCGGACCGGCCCGGATCGACTGCGATCCTCTGCGGATCACTGCACCCGGCGGACCACATCAGGGCCACCACACCAAACACCGTGGACTGTGCCGCCGGGGTCGGCTGCGGTGGGCCCCACACAACAGGAGTGTCCCGTGGGCTGTCGCTGGTTTGGGCGACGGTCACGACTAGCCAACTGAGCGCCAGGCCGACGAGGACACCAGCCATGGACGCGACGATTCGTGTGCGCATGTGCTCTCTTCCTGCTCGTCGGCCCAGCGGAAGCGGGTGGGGGTGGCCGGTGGCCACCCCCACCACCAGTCAATCTCTAAGGTATGCCTGAACGTGCTTTCGGAGCTTGCGAATGGCCGGTGAGCCCATGTCCTCACCGAGGTCAAGGGTTGTGCCGTCCGACAGTTCCATACCGTCGAGACGGTCTAGGAAATCCGTCCAGTCGATTCGCCCCTCCGCAAACCATCCGTCCGCGATCTGTTCGGCGGCCTCCAAGATTTCGGCCGAAACCTGGCTTGACTCAACTACCGTTGTCCAGTTTTCCACCATCACCGAAGTCCCTTACCGTAGGCGCACCCGTAGCGAGGCTGCGCTTCATTCACATGATGGGGGCACAACGGTGCCACCCGCAACCCCTCTGGGTCCTCCCCATAGTGGATCAGGTCCTCTAGATCCCGCTCGGTGTCACTTCGGTACCGCTCGTCTCGGGTAATGAACTTGTTTTCATTGTCAGACCAAACCGCGTACCTCACTGGACGCCTGCCTTCAGCCGCCGCGAATGCTGCTCCCGCCAAAACTTCTTGTGTTCCGGGGTCTTCGCCTCCTCAGCCAGTTGACGCAGTACGTCAGGGTCTGCCATTGGCGCGCTCCGCTTGGAGCGGCGCTGCCGTCGTGTGATGGCTGGGTTCGCGTCCGGCCCAGGGCCGGCGGGGACTGGTGTCTCCACCTCGGGTGCTGGCGACACCGGGGCGGACGCCTCTGGCACGAAATCCTCGGGGACCGCATCCCCGAATATACTCAAACCGTGCTCTTGTTCGTCTTGGTGGGTTTCTGCCTCTAGGGCTGCCTGCCTGCTGTCCACGAAACCGGCAATGATCAGGAGCATGTGCACGCTGAGGGGGATGCACAGCACAGGCACGGCACTAACAATTTCTACGGGCACGCTTTCAGGCACAGCGTTTGCCCACAAACTGTAGCCGAAAACCATGAGTCCGACAGTCCAGGGGTACCAAGCTCCGCGCTGACCGTGGCGGAGGAATGCTGCCAGCATCGCGAGCGCGTTGAAGCCCTCAACGATTGCGGGATAGATCCACGCCTTGTCGCCGTATCCGGCTATCAGTGCAACCTTGTTCAGTTTGCCGTAGCTGAGGGTGAACCCTCCCGCGATGATTAGAAGTGTGCCGAGTCCGACTATGAGCCGTAGCAGACGCATACGGGTTCCCTTCGATCTTTCCTTGCTGACAGCGCCATCATTACGCCCACTCGGACCGATGTCAACGCTTCCGATCTAAGTTTCAGAGATGTCGGTGGAACATTGTTGTCCCGGGGGCACAGCAAAGGGCCCCCGGCCGTAGCCGGGGGCCCTCAGGAACCCCTGTCCCTAGTGTCAGCAAGGAGACCATCGCAGAACCGATGCGGGTTCGGTGGCAGCCTACCTGACCCGCCCCGCCCGGTGTCACCTTGGGAATGTTGCCGTGGCGGGCTCACCGCGCTTTGGGTGGTCCTGGGAGGGCTGAAGGGCCCTACCTGGGAGGTAGGGCCCTTCAGTGTTGCATAATGTGAGAGGCAACTCACATAAGCGGTAAACCTCGTCCGGGCGTCGCGGCTAGCGGCACCCTTCGTCCAACGCCGAATGATACAGCCTGGTCTGCGCGTCGCGCGGCCGGGCCGCCATCGCCGCGCGGTAGGTGTCAGTGACGGACGCTCCTCGCCCGGTGCACCACGGTGAGGATGCCGGCGGCCTGGGCGAGCCCTGCTGTCATGGCGGCCCCCCGAGAGCCGTCCAGGACGAACGCCAAACACAGGTCTGCGCCCAGCTCCACCATCGCACTGTTGCGGACGTATCCGGCCCGCCGGCCGTGCCGCGCCCAGTCGGCGGGGTGCCGCTCCACCCGCCACCCCATGCGCTCTGCGGTCTCCTCCGCGATGGCGTCCGCCCCGGTGGGGCAGGCACCAGACACCAGGGTCACATCAGTGCCATCCCGTCCGGCAGCCCGCTGACGGTCACGCACCCTGGCGAGCGCGTCCACGATCGCCTGTTTGTCTGTCCAATCACGTGACCCTGTGACAAGGATGCGCATCAAAACAGTCCTCCGGTCAGGAAGTGTGCGGCAAGCCAGGCGATGATGGCGAGCCCAGCAAATCGGCGTAACCGTAGCCAACCCGATACCTCCCGGGGCTGCCCCCTCCTGTAGTTGAATCCGAACCAATGCCACACATGCTCACTGAAAGTGTCTCCGGGTTTGCTGTTGAAAAGCGCGATCCCCTCCCACACTGCGAACGCGCCGAGCCACACAAGCCACCCGACAGTAAACGTCACAGACATGCGAAAGCCTCCAATGCTACTGGTCGCCGGAAAGTGTGTGCTGTGCTGCGCTGTTACTGAATGGTGTGCGAGCCCCCGGCCCATCGTGTTCGCCGTTCCGGCGCTCCCAGGAGGCATTCATTTCGGCCGTCAGCTCAGATGTGGCTTGCGCGTACGCCCTACGCGCTGACGCGCCATTACTCCGGCCGATCACCTCAGCAACCCCATCCCAATCCACCTGCCCCTGGCCACCGGGGCGCAGAATGTGCCGGACTGTGATCACGCTGGTTTGCCAGTCCTTTAACCGGCCCCACGCCGCTTTGATGTCAAGGGCGGTGTCAACGGCTTCCCCGGTCGCCCATTTTCCGGTCGCATCGTCCGGGGAGGGCCCATTCTCCCAATCCTCAATGGCGAAAAAGAACGGCAGAAACAGGCGCACATATTCGGGCTCGTAATAGTATTGGTCCGTTTCCGCCATACGCTTCACACGGTCGCCCCGGGAGTAAACCGCAGCAACATTTTTGAGCCGCCGGGCTATCAGCCCGGTGTGCCCTTCCTCAAAGAGGATGAGGTAGTCGCGTGACCGTTCTACCACCTCTAGGGACAGCAACCCGATCGCTTCATCTTCGTCGATCCCGTACATGTGTGCTGCCTGTTTGGCTGCCCGCTCCACAATCGGCAACAATTCAACAACCTCATCCATGCGGCTAGTCACTATCCGCGTACCCCTTTCCACTTTTTGCCGTCAACAACAAACGAATAGTCGGATCCCACCGTGACTAGCTGCGGATACACCCTGGCGCGTTTCCGGTTGCCTCGCTCGATACGCAACACCCCGAATGCGTGGTGCCAACTGTTTTTGCCGCCCTTCAAATAGAGGGCGTGTTTCGGGTTCATCGCATGCCCAACCTCCATACCCATCACATCAATGTTTTGATGATTGGAGACCAGGGGCCCTGCGAGTAGTCCAGCCCGATGGGTGTGTCCGCACACCACTGATTTGCCGAGCTGTTTAGCCTGCAACAGTGCCGTGTTCCCGGGGACATCGGATAGGGTTCCCCAATCCCCGTGGGTTAGCAGCCATCCGGGGGCTATCTCGTGATAGTCCCGGTGGTAGGTGACCCCAAAGCCGTCGAGGTCGAGCGCGTTTTCAATGGAGATCGTGTGCCCTTTGATGGTGAGTCCGGCTAGTTCTGGGAGGTGCCTTTCGATGGCGGTTTCTAGCCGGTCGTCGTGGTTTGCGCGGGACAGATGAAAGGGCCCATCGTAGTGTTTGCGGATGAGGGACAGCCATTCGCGGGTTTGCGCGAACCCGCCCTCCAAACCGCCCGTGAATTGGCCCCTTAGTCCTCGTACCCACCGGCCCAGCTCGGACGAGTCGGTGAGGTCACCCACGTGCGCTAGCTTGTCGGGCTGATAGTCCCAAACGAACCGGGCTAGCCGTTCGGTGAATATCGGATCGTGGAGTGGAAATTGTGTGTCGGGTAGGATGACGATTCGTTCGGTCAAGCGGCGTTCACTTCCGTTTCGTCGGCGGGTTCGGTGGTGGCGCGGCCGACATACAAATACAGGTCCAAGTCGCCCGGAAAATCATCGTCACGAAGCATCAAGAGCCGGTATGCGGTCGTATAGCTCGCGTCCTGATTGGCGATCATGTCCTCAATTAGGGACGCCACGATGAGCTGGATCTTTTCGGGTGTTGTGTCCTCCAAGTTCCGGCCGTCGAGTGCGACCGGCCACCCGTTTTCGACGTAGAGAGCGGCAAGCCTCCGTATTGGGATTGCCGACTCAAACCCGGATACGATCGTGTCCGGCTGGTAGGGGCCCTCCGCCTTTCCTGGCACCCCCTTTCCCCGGTTCCGCCACCCCATTAGGAAACCTCCTTGCTGTCGAGTGCGGCGAGAATCCGCCCGATTCGTATGTCGAGCATCGCGGCGTACCCCGCCAAGTCCTGCGCCTCTTCCCGCGTCGCGTTCAGCAAAGCGGACAGATTCATGTCCTCAAATGCTTGCCTGCAACCATGGTCGTACTGCTCTGCGCCGATGTTTAGAATGCGCTCGCGGGCAGCATTTACGAACTCGCCGACGTAGCGGGCTAGGTCGTCTGCCGTCATCCCGTAGGGCACCACGGGCAGCATCCGGGAAACGGTCTGCATAGCTGCCGTCTCCAATTCATACGGCTCATACCAACCGAGGCCAGGCACCCCCGCAACGCGAACGTCGTAGCCGTCTTCGGTTACCCGATCAATGGTGCCGAAATCTCCGATCTTGTGGCCGTTCACCGGCCACGCCATAATTCGAACCCGGTCACCAACATTGAAGCTCACAGTCGCACTCCTATCTTGTCGATCAGCGCGGAAAAGCCTTCCGCCATCACAAACGAATTAACGTCATGGCCTTCCGGCATCATCACCACACGGGAGCCGGGAACCTGCTCGGCAACTCTTTCCCCGAACCGTGCACCCTGCCCTTTATCGTCGTTGTCGCACAGGACAAATACGGCGTCGTAGCCTTGAAAGCATCTGGCCCAAAACGGTTTCCACCCGTCAACACCAGGCACACCAACCGCCGGTAAACCGGCTTGCGTAGCGGTGATGCAATCAATTTCGCCTTCGGTGATACACACAAACGGCTGATGGTGATCCAGTGCGGGCGTGTTAAACAGTCGGGGAGAATCCCCGGGGACGAACAGATACTTTGGGTCTGCTGTCGGCGGGATGGCCCTGAATTTCAGTGAGACGACACCGGAGCGGGTTTGGTAGGGGATGCACAACCGTCCCGCGAATTTTTCATGCCCCGGTAAAGGGTTGGCGACGTATCCGAGGCGGAATGATTGAACGCTGCCCCGGGAGAGGCGACGGGTCGTCAAATACTCTACGGCGGCCTGGCCTTCGTCCCCGATCAGACTCCGGTGGTACGTCTCCGTAGCGTTCTCCATAAAGGTCTTCGATGAACTGCTTGGCACCAACGAAATCAGACGCGTCTCCTCTCCACATGACAAGCCCATAAGCGTCTTCGTTTACTGTGCAGGCGAAGCAGGCGAACCGCTCAAGAATGGTGTTGACGGATGCTGAAGGGTTCCGGTCTTCGTCTTGGAATGGGCAGCGCATCCGTTTCCAGCCGCCCCCGGTGGGCACAAACAGGGCCCCATAGTGTTCCAAGATTCGGCTGATGGGAGGCTTTTCTACGGTCATTTCCGCCGGCCTTCCTTCAACCTATCATTGGGTGCAACACCCTTACGTCGGGCGCGTTTCCCACGTGGCCTACCAGGGGCTACCACGGTCCGCCCTAAAGCGGCGGGCGCGGGAGGGGACAGCAGATAGTCTGCTAGCGCCTGTGCCCTCTCCGCCGATTTGAGCCGCCCCACAAGGCGGGTGTTGCAGTGGGGGCACAGGATGCCCCTAACCGGCCCTGCCGGGCCCTGGGCGTGCTCGTGGTCGACGTGGTACGCCTCGCCTGGGCGCGGTTGGCGTTTGCAGATGGCGCAACACCTGTTTTGGTGCCGCCAAATCGTGTCCCAGTCGCGCAGTGTCAGCCCGTACGTGGCCTGAATCCAGGCTGCTCGGGCCTGCTGTTTCCGGCACCTATCACTGTCAAACAGCCGCTGCCTGCCCGTGAGTTCACTGCCACACACAACGCAACTACGCATACACCTCTTCCTGATTGTTGCGGGTGATGTCTTCGATCCGCATCCGTGGCGGATCGAACAACAGCGCCACATTCCAATTCCCGGCGGCAGCGTTCCTGCCAGTACGGTTCTTGACCGGACACACGAACAGCCGGGTACTGTCCGGGCTCCTGTGCAGGGTGAGGATCATTTCCGGAACTTTCGATATCTTCCCCCGCAACCCCGATAGCGGCACCGGCTTTATGCCGTCGTCGTATTCTCCGGTGACGTGGTGTAGCGCGATTACCGCCGCACCGGTTTTCCGGCCCAGCTCGTGGAGGTAGTCGCATGAGTATTCAAGCGCTTGAAACCCTTCTCCGTCGCTTTCCATGTTTGACAGGTTGTCAACGATTATGAAGTGGGGCCATTCTCCGTACATCATCGCGAAGGCTTTAAGGTCCGCCTCCAACGAGTCCAGTTCGATCCTCCCATCAAAGTTCATCCGCACAAACGATAGTGCGTTCAGCTTGGTGTCAACCTCGGCAGAGTTGCCGCACTTGACGGCGTTCTCGATGTCTTTCGTTGACCATCCGGTGACAGCAGCTCCGGCCCGCAAATAGGTGGTGAAGGCGTCCGTGTCAGCGGAAGCGTAATAGCCTGGGCTGCCGCTCTTTAGGGATAGGGTGAGTGCGAGAATGGATTTTCCGACGCCGGGTGCTGCCGCAACGAGTGTGAATTGGCCTCGGCGGAAGTGGATTCCTTCGGTGGCGAGGCTGTTGAAGACGGTGGGGAGTGGTTCCCCGCTGTTGCCTCTACTGTTTTTGGCTCTGGTGAGTGTCAGCAATACGCCCCTCCGTTGGGGTCCGCCGCGCCCACGGCGGACCCCAAATCTGAATTCACGCCGTCAAGTGTTTACCTAACCCATTCCGGATCACAGTGATCCGGATCGTTTCGGTCGGCGGGACAGAACCACGCCCGCCATGCGCGACGTGCCCCCGGCTTGCTGGTCACCCACGCTTTGGTGCCGTGGGGACAGGTTGGGGGCGTCATTCCTGGCGGGCCCGCCGTGGGGGCCGCCTGCTGCTGTGGCTGCTGTGGCTGCTGTGGGGGCGGCGCGTATTGCGGCGGCCCTGCCGGCTGCTGCTGCCCCTGGGCCACCGTGGACGGATGCTCCACCGGGGTTGCCCCCAATTCGGCACCAAGATGGAATGCGGCCTTCAGCGCCTTGTCAGCGGTTCCCATGACGGCGAACAGGCCGGTTGCCTCCGCGCTTTCCATGTTGTCAAGCAGCCCGGCGGCTGTCCCGGCTTTGAACACCAGCAGCGGCGCATCGTGGCCGTTGTGAGGTTTGAAACTCACAACGAAATCGTCTCTAGTCTCACTCAAAAGACCTGTGCCTCCAAAACTGTTGGGCTGTAGTGCGTAGCGGCTGTTCGGGTCACCGATGGCAGTGCAATGCTCGGCAACACCACACGTGCGGCACCCCGGGCCGGGGTTCGGTAGGAATACCCCTTCCCTGATTCCGTGGTCGAGTGTCTTAAACTGTTGGGTGACCCATTCTCGGGTGAACCGGGAAAGGTCCACGGCCGGCAACGGTTTGTTATCTTTAGCTAAATAGAAGTCACCCCACTTTGGAAGGAACCCGTACAATTCCTCAATAGCTAGGCGGTATACACCTAGTTGGAGTGGCCAATCGGGGGCTTTGCTGCCGGTTTTCCAATCCCGGGGACCGATCTCCCCGGTTTCGTACTGCCACACACAGTCAATAGCCCCGACAACCCGGATCCCGTCCAGGTCGAGCTGGAATCCGACCTCTAGGGCCGGCTCTCCGTTCGGGGTCCGCCACACCCGGCCGGGATCGGCGGACGCCCAATCCAGGTAGCCCTTGACCTGATCGAGCCCTCGCTGCCGGCGTCGGCTGATGTCGTCCTCAGCTTTCACCCTGCCGCCGGTCATCCATTTCGACATGTCGGGCTGCCGCTCCATGTCAGCGGCGATCAGCAGGTCATACTCGACCTCGTATTGATAGAGGATGTCGGCCTCATGGTGTTGCCGGTTTCCCCTTTCCCACATTTCAACAGCGGCGTGAAAGGCGGTGCCTTGGTGAAACCAGGCTGCCGGCCTGGCTGGTGCGGCGGCCACCCGCTCAAGTCGGTACTGCTCTCCGCACCTGCTCCACGTGGTTAGTTGGCTGACGCTGCGGTGTTTTGGCGTGATCGAACCACTTCCGATCTAAGTTTCGAGTCGAAAAATTTGAGCCCCCTAATGGGGGGCTGCCAGTCAGGTCATGTAGCGCTGATTGCGCCGTACCACGCCCGTTGCTGCGGGCACCCCGCCCCGGTCGTTCCCCATGGTTCCTGTCGGATGATGCAGGCTGGCGACACGAGCCGGATAGCGCACATATGGGTTTCCAGCCCACACGCCGAAGACGAAATCAATTCGTATCCGATACCTTCAGCGCTGAAGATGAACCTCGCCAGGGATAGCACGTTCGGCCAGTCCAAGAGGATATCCAGTGAGCGGACATGGGACGCGTCTCCCCGGTCCACCCGCTCGAATGCGTCGCTAATTTCCTTTAGGGACCTATCTAGATTGACCCTGGCCATCATTGTGCCTCCCCGGTCACCCCGCCAAGTTCATAGATGGGCGGGAGTTCATGTTACACGGGGGGTGAAACATTGTACTGCGAGATTTTGCACTGCGCTGTCGTGCAACCCAACTCCTGACCGTCCCGGGTGGCACCCCGAGAGCAGCGGCTACCCGCACTGTCGACTCGCCACATGCGACCATCGCTAGCCCCCGGGCCCGTGGCGTATCGACTGCTACGCCGTTGCTGGCGGTCTGCTGCTCCACAATCGCCAGGTCGCGATCGTCCGAGTCGGTCTGGCGCTGCTTCGTGGCGCGAGCCATCCTCAACGGGTCCAACTTTCGGCGGTCTGCGGCCGACAGGCCACCATAGACGCCGTGGTCGTCTTCCCAGCCAGCCGCGCGGCATGCCTGGTGTTGGGACAGTGGGCAGTCCCCGCAAAGCTCTTTGGCTGCTGCGATATCTGACGGGCTGTCACTCGTCCAAAGGTCGCTTCCGTAGCACGGTAGCGATCCGGCCATATGTCTACCTCCAAAAGCACTTCCGATCTAAGTTTCAGGCCCAGCCGGGGGCCCTCCGCTTTGGTTCCGAAGTGGTGCCCCCGATGTGGAGTCAGACGGTAACACGGGGTGCAACATCGAACAAGTGTTCGAATAGAGAGGCGTCGAAAAGGGCCCCTGAACTGGGGCCCTAGTGGGAGGTGGTGGGACTAGATGCCAAGCGCCGCGAACACTGCCTTCCTGGTCGGTGCGTCACGTTCCGCCCCGGGACGGGTGGCCACACCAGGTTCGACCCTAGTTAGGGTGTCCTCTGAGTCTGCGCGGGGGGTGAAGTGGAACCCGCCAACAGCGCTAGCCGGGTTGGGTGGGACGTCGGGTCGGTAACTCAGCACCATGTCGGCGTCTTTAATGTTTTTCTTCACCCACCTGGTTATCCGTCTCAGGTCGCCGGCGGCCAGTCTTTCTCCGCGCAAATGTTGACCTAGCAACCTGAACGCTTTAACGGGATAGCCGTCCTCGTGCTCTTTCTTGACGCGCCAAGGGATAAGGCCGGTGTGACGTGGGGTGTCCTGAACAGCATCTATCTTCCTTAACCGAAAATAGACACCACCCACTGTAGACCCGTATTCTATGGCTATTCTTTTATAGGTCCACCCCTCCTTTCGCAGGTCCCATAAAACGTCATCAGGCGGCAATCGCCGTTGCCGGGGCATCTCTTCGGGTCCTTCCCGTGCCGTGGGGGCGCTAATGCACGCATCATCCCGACTGGGCGGCAGCATGTAAACCCGTTCCAATCTAAGTAACCCTACGCTACCTCACGATGGGGGGCCGCCCCGGTGGCCGGGGTGGGTGGCTGCTCCTGGCAGAGGTTTCCTGCCTGGCTGGGCGTTTTAGCCCAGCATGGTTATGGTCCAACTTTCCCCGAGGGTCCTGCTTGAGTCGGAATTCCGACACCAAACCGCCCGGGTGGTGACAGGGTGTAACCGCCTCGTAGGTGGGTCGCTCCCACCTATCAGGACGGCCGTCACATTATATGACCGGAATCATAATCACTTTCGGGCCTCACCTCACCATGCGATGCGTTCAGACCTGCATGGGCCGCAATTCCGCCGGGGTGACCCCCGGTGCCGGGGGCACTGATCGGCCCGGTCCGCGACAGGGAGCGCGGCCCCGCGCCGCTCGTGCGCTGGACGCTCCCGGGGTGTTGTTTTGGTTTTCCGCCACTGGCGCCAGTCACGCGCGGGAGCGCGCTTCTCTTCTTCTCCCACTTCGGAACTTCGGGTGACAGCCTGACTGTCACCCCCTGGCACCGAATCTGTCGCCCCGGCGTCTTGATCTGTCACCCCCGGGGCCCGTTCCGTCACCCCCGCAGGCGAGGTTGACGCCCTGGCGGTCAGCAGCCGGTAGACACGGGTGGCGATCCCCGACGCCGTGGTCACGGCCAGCCGGCCGGCCCGCACAAGGGAGGCAAGGGCCCGCTGTACGGTCCGCTCCGAGCAGCCCACGTGCTCGGCGATCGTGGCCACGGACGGCCACGCGTGCCCGTCCCGGTTGGCGTGAGCCGCGAGCGCGATCATGACGGACCGCTCATTTTTGCCAAGATCTTTTGTAGCCAGCATTGCGGCTTTGACTGCCTGACTCATCAGGCACCACCGCCCAGCAGAGCGGCGGCTGTCGTTGTGCAGGCAGTACAAGTTAGGGTGTGCATGTCGGGGTATCCTCCCGGCCGGGCCCCGGGCGGTTTGCAGACCGTGCCGGGGCCAACTTGGTTGACCGGCCGATCCTGGCACTCCGGGGCGGTGTAGGCAAGCCAGGCTTGCCGGGCCGGGGTAGCTGGACTGCCTCTCCGGGCCCTCTCAGCCCCTGGATTCGTGAGCCCATTGTGAGCCCGGTGTGAGCCCGGACGCCTTCGGACCGGTCATCTGCCGATAGGACCGGCTGGCATGAAGAAGGGTGCCTACCTGGTCTGATAGGCACCCTTCACTATTCAGTGGGACTGGCTAACATGAAGTTGATCGACCTACGGATCAGAAGGTTAGGGGTTCGAATCCCTTCGGGCGCGCAAGATCGTAAGGCGCTTGACCTGCAAGAACATGGGTCAGGCGCCTTTGCTTTTCCGTCCCTGGTGGACGGTTGGGTGCTCGGTGGGTGCTCGTGCGACGAGCATCCCCTCCGTCCGCTCCGTCCCGGTGGCAGCCCGTCCTGTCCCAATGGGTTTTGATCAT